GAGTATGTTACCACCTGTGACGTTGCCACTTAATGATGCTGTGGTGCCTGTATGCGTAGTGGCATTAACATTGGCTCCACCTAGAATATTACCACCTGTGATGTTGCCTGTGGCTGAAATCAAGCCAGCAGTGAGTATGTTACCACCTGTGACGTTGCCGGTGGCACTGATTAATCCACCTGTTATTAAATTACCACCTGTGACGTTGCCACTTAATGATGCTGTGGTGCCTGTGTGTGTGGTGGCATTGACGTTGGCGCCACCTAGAATATTACCACCTGTGATGTTGCCTGTGGCTGAAATCAAACCAGCAGTGAGTATGTTACCACCTGTGACGTTGCCGGTGGCACTGATTAATCCTGTGACATATTCTCCAGTAGTGGCCCAGACCACCACATTGCCTGTACCACCAATTCCCACTGTGACATTGCCGCTAGAGGTGCCCACGTCGACGTTGCTGGTACCGTTAAAAATTCGAGTAACGCTGATGTTACCGGCAATACTAGTATTGCCCGAAATTGACAAGTCGCCTGTAACGACCACTGTGGTGGATTGCAAGGTAATTAAATTACCTGCTCCTAGAGTTTGGATAGTGTAATCGCCGGCGACACGTTTAACGGTTGACATTTAGAGTTCCTTTGTGTTATTTATTCGGTTTAGAAAGTCTTCCATTTGCATGTTGGCCATGTTTTTTATCTTGTACAGCTCAGGTATGTCAGCAGTGGTGTTACCAAACACACGAAAAAAGTTGGTGTTGGGAAAATCTCCAGCCACAGTTTTTAGTTGGCGTGCCCAGTTGCCAGTGTATGTGGGAACATCTGCACTTTTCTTGTAAAATTCAGTGTCAGCATAGCAGTTGTTGAATTTGCCAGTGGCAGTGGGTCCCATGTCAAATCCCAAGAGATACACTGCTCGATTACCGGCCAAGGCTGCTAGAGCCACTGCAATTGGTCCTGAACTGAATCCGTAATATTGCTGTGGCACTGGTTTTGCTGCCAAGTGCGGCAGAGGTTTTCTGGTGTAAAACTCATGTTGTTTTGCATACCCTGAATGCTGAATCTGTTCGCTGATGGGACGATCTGTACTGACCAAGACATCTGGTGCAAATTCACGATACAAAGCATTACAACCATACACAGGCCCTAGCCCTTGCAGCGTGGCTATATTGACTGCTTGACGACTAACACCGTTGCCCAAAACAAATGCTCTACTCATAGAAAATCCTCCCTGTATGTACCAAGGAGGATCCCAGTGCTAGATTAAATTAGCTTGTGACTTTGTCAACTTGAGCCAATTGCAAGCTGCCGTTTTGAGCTTCAGCACCTGCAATGATTTCAGCGCCGGACCATGTGACGGTGCCTTCATCAGTGAAGAAGTTCACAGGATAGAAGTTTTCGCTAGATTGCACGTTGGTACCAAGATTGCTGTCACTGTAATTGCCGTAGGTCATGCCATTCCAGTCACGCACCCACTTGTTGGTGATGTAGCTGGCATACACAGCAGAGCTGTCGCCTACTGAGTAAGAAATACTCATGAAGCCGGCTGCAGGAGTAGCGGTATTGGACAGTACACATTGTCCAACAGGATATGCTGTGCCTGTACCTGAACCCACTGCTGTGGCTGTGAATACATCACCCAATGCATAATCTACACCGGCGCCGCAAGCAGCCCAGTCGGTTGTTCCAACTGAGGCAATTTGATATGCCTGACCCACAATCAAAGACTCATCAGCTGTGGCAGCAGCAGTGTAAGCTACCAAGAACTTGTGTGAACCTTTTTGTCGAATAATGCGGCCAGCTCCTGAAGTTGTACTGGTACCATCTGACAAACTGATGTTGACCACGGCAGCAATTTCTGGAAATGTTGTTGTTGGAGTTGAAGTTGCTGGAGAACCACCCACCACGCCCAGAAAATCTGTGTCGCTGAGTGTGTTGGCACTGTTGTAAACTGGATTGGTCAAGCTACCAAAGTTGGGGTAACCTGCATCAGTGAGAACGGTTTGATTGTATGTGGTCACTGGTGGTGTGCCACTAACGACGGTTCCAGAACCAACGTTGTTTTTTTGAATTTTGAGAGCTCTTCCCATTTGATTTCTCCTTATAGAAGCCCAATGCGGGTTCTAGCCGCTACGCAGGGGTTGGCTGCATAAGTCGCCCTATTGCGACAAGTGTATTTAGTGTGTTCAACAAATTTAAACCGTTAGTCCAGATTTTTGTAAATATCTACATGGACATCAACTACCTCATCGACCAAGGCAATCAGCATCGGTCAAACCATGAACCCGAACAAGCCCTGCATTGTTATGCCATGGCATTTGTAAGTGACCGTAATTCTGCTGCGGCATTCAACAACTATGGCAATGTACTGAGAGAAATTGGCCAACCCAGGCGTGCTGTGCCGTTTTTACAGAACGCAATTGAGCTTGATCCCAACAATATCACAGCGAGGTTTAATCTAGCAGTGGCATATTTGCTCATGGGCGACTATGCCAATGGTTGGCCAGCATACGAAACTCGTTGGCAATACGAGCACTTGGCCGGAACCGAACCACAGTTCTCACAACCCAGATGGCGTGGCGAAGACCTCAAGGGCAAAACAGTATTGGTTGTGGGCGAACAAGGTCACGGTGATAACATTCAGTTTGTGAGATTTGTGTACAACCTGCATGTCATGGGAGCTAGAATCAAACTGCAAGTAACAGATGGATTGATACCACTGTTGCTCAACAGTGCTATCATTGAAAAAGTGGGAAGCTATGTTGATGACATGGGAGAATTTGATTACTGGGTTCCCATCATGAGTCTACCAGGAATCTTGGGCGTGACTCTTAATCGGTTGACCAGCACTGTGAGTTATCTCAATGTGCCCGACACAGTGTCTCAAGAATGGACTCGGCGTCTAGGCGCCAAAACACGCATGCGAGTGGGCATCAGCTGGAGTGGACGCAGAGATTCATGGTTGAATCAACACAAGTCAGTTCCGTTTCCAACAGTGCTGGAAATGATTCGAAACAATCCACAATATGAGTGGATCAACTTGCAGGCTGATGCCAGTGATGATGAAGTTGTTGCATTACAGGATGCCGGGGTAACCATGTTTCCCGGCGCTGTTAACAACTTCTTGGACACTGCCGGGCTCATGAATCAACTGGACGTTGTGATTGGAGTTGACACCGCGGTGAGTCACCTGGCAGGTGCACTGGGTCGTTCCACTTGGATCATGCTCAATAACTATGCCACAGACTGGCGTTGGTTGTTGGATCGCGACAGTTCACCTTGGTATGGAACTGTGAGACTGTTCCGTCAACCTGCCATGGGAGATTGGACAAGTGTAACCAAAAAGGTTACCCAATATCTGTCTTGGTTCAAGGTATAATTTGCTATAATAACCTTGTTATTGAGCTACTGTTAAACTATACTAGGTCGTTAAATTAATTATTTTGTCCGCACTGCTCCTTGAATGACCAACATGGATGTGCAGGATTTATACAAGAAAGCCCCTTTCGGGGCTTTCGTTTTTACGCAGCGTCTACAAACTTTTTGAGTTCTTCGGCCTTGCTGATAATATCCGTTGTGCTGGGAAAATCAGGCATGGTTGGGAACGGAAGGTCTGCACGATTGGCATCGGTCAGCTTGGAATGATATTCGTCGCTGAGTTTGCTACGTTTTTCGTAAATTGGCGCTTGGAGGATTTCCTTGGCCAGATTAAGAAGTTCGAGACGGATCTCGTAAGGTGTTTTGCTCATGTTTTTCTCCTGTGTATGTGTGTGTCGTTCAAGTCCCGCCCTATGCAGGACAAGATTGCTACACGAGCATTTTTATTTAGTGATGTGAAAATTAACCCAACAAAAAAGGGCTCCGAAGAGCCCTTTTGTATTTTCTGCAATCCGGTTGGATTAGCTGAAAGACAAGTTCGACACAGCGATTTCACCAACGTAGTCGCCAGCGTTGCCAAAGCTGCTAGCAGTGTTGGTCAATTCGATGTAACCATAACGTGTCATGAATGACACCACTGGTTCGAATGTTGTTGGATCCAGAACAACACCGCTGCTCATCAATGGAATGTATGGGCAGTAGAATGCTGGAGCGTCAGCTTCGCTTGAACCTTTGTAACCAACCAATACTGGTGTGGTGTCTTGGGCGTAGCTGTCAACAAACACGCGGAGTGAACCGTTCAATGTACCAACAAACTTGGTGTTTGTAGGAGCTTCAAATGTGCCTTCTGTAGTGCGAGCAAAAGCACTAGTTGTTGCACTTTGCAACACTGTCAATGCAGCAGAGCTAACCACAGCGTAGTTACCGGCGCCACGACGTGTGCGTTGGGCGATCAAGTTAGCAACACGGTTGATCAAAACAGCCAAAGCGGCGTGTTCGTCACCAACGAATGTAGCTGTACCTGAAACGGTAGCTTGGTTGTATGTAAACTCAGTAGCAGCCAAAGAACGCAGGCTGAGAAGGATTTCTTGGTCAATCTCAGCGGTAATTTCTTGGGCCAGTGCTGCCATGATTTCTGCTTCAACGTCAATACCATGCATGGCTTGTGCGTCTTGTGCAGATTCAAATGTCCAACGTGCTTGCAATTTGCGAGTCTTGGCTTCAACAGCTTGCTTCAAGATTTGAACGCTGATTTGCTTACCGCCAGTACCTTCCATGGTAGCTGTAGCAGCACCAGTATAATTGGTAGCTGTTGCAGTAGCCTGGGGCACTGTAGAATATGCAGTAGCGATCTTGAATGGGCTCAAGGCTTCTTCACCAGCTGTTACCGAAGTAGCAGCCAGGCTGTTGTCAGTCAAGCTCTGTGCGTAGCGAACACGCAGAGTGTGGATTTGACCAACTGGACCAGTCATGGGCTGAACGCCAACCAACTCGTTAGCAATAACGGTTGGCATAACACGACGGATAACTGGAAGAATCACACGGTTCAAAGTTGCAACGTTACCGGCAACTGTGGAACCTGCTGAAGCATTTTCTTTCAGATACTTGCGAGTGTTCTCGAGGATAACACCCATGCTGTTGCGCTTAGAGCCGTTCAGACCTTCAAGCAGAGCTTCTTTGGTCTCGCCCCAGCGACTTTCTAGTAGTTCTTGTGACATTTAAGTCTCCTAAAAAAGATTTTATAACCCTGCCAGACGCTTGAGGTCGATCACGTTGCTCTTGGCTTCGTTTTCGTCCTGCTGATGACTTGGGACAGTTTTATCTCCTGTGACTGAGGTGACGCTCTCTGCAATTACCTTGGGGGCTTTTGCAGTTCGATTCTCCAGAACAGCCGGTAGATACTTTTCAAAAGCGTTCTTCAAACGAGTTGTTTGAACACTTTCCAGTAAATTACGCATGACATCTTGCTTTTCCCGGTTCAAGGGACGCAATAGGTCAGTCATGAGTTCATTACGCTCGTTGCTTTCCTTGATGATACGTAGTTCACGTTCTTTACTCTCGACC